GAATCAAAATTGTAATTTAGTCTACCAAAAACACTCATCTATATTCTCACATTAAAGGTGTAGGTAAAGAAGTAACGCCAAAATCTTTACTTAAAACTACATGATTGTGTATGTCATAAATTACTCGGTCCATTGCCATTGTACGAACCATATCTGTTACCATAATTCCTGATACCCAACCAGGAATAGGATACAAAGGCACAGGAGAACCAGCAGAAACATAACCTGTTGTTACCATACCTACTGTAGCAAAACATTGTAGGCCGGCATTTAGATTACCTAATGCAGAGATACTTTGTGTTGCAGCCACACTTCCAGTAACATTTAATTGACCATCGACATTGATTGCTTGTGCTTGTAAACTAATATCACCAGACGAAGCAATATCAACATCACCTTTACCAACTATTTTTGTGGTGCCATCAACTGTTTGTGTAACATCACCTTTAACTTGTTGGGTGACGTTACCCTCCACTTTCATTAGGCTGTCACCTTTGATGTTTACAACACAGGCACCTTCAATGGTAATGTTACATTGACCTGTGATTTGTACATCTTTGTTACCTAAAACAATCTCGTAGCCATTACCATAAATTTTATGAACTTCACCATCAGGTTGCATTTCTAAGAATGTACCTGCACGATGCTGAACACGCACACGCTCTCTATTAGGTGTGTCATCCATTTCAATTAAATGACCAGATTCGGATTGTTGTGCTTTATTATAAGGATATTCAGGTGGATTTTTTGAATCTACTACAACCGGTTCTGTCCATGAACTATCTATTGCCATTATTCATCCTATGATAATTGTGGTACTACAATTGATGTAACATTAGAACTTGCTACGGCTTCTTGTACATTAACAACGGCTTGAACTTCCGCTTTTAATTCATTTAACACAGCAGTTTGGTCAGTTAATGTGCTAACTACTTGTTGTGCAGATTTTAATTCAACTGTAGCTTCAGCTAAACATTTTGCCAATAATGCCTGCAATTCTGCTGGCAGGCTTTGTATATATCTAACTAAATCTTGTAGATACCGTATGTATTCTTGATAAGCTCGTATCTCATCAATAATAGGCTCTAATTCTTTTTGTATTAATTTAATTTTTGCTTTTAGTGCCAGAGCAATTTCTTTTGCTTCTTCAATAATTGGAGTGCTTGATGTGCCGGCCCACAAACCTTCTAACGCAGTTCTTATTTGCTTAACAATGCCCATTACTTGAGATTTTACTACTGCCACATCTTTGTTTATTTCTACGGCTACATTACATATGTGTGTACGATTATTGGCCGCTCGACCCTGAGGAGTATTTGCAACTACACCTCTGGCTGAAGGTGATGTGGTAGGCTGTCCTACTGATTCTACAATAATACCAGCTGGCGGTTTTGGTGCCGCAGCAATTTGTGCTGGCGTTCTCGGATCCTGGAAACCTGCATCACCACCGGCAGATTGTTTTATGCCAGAATATACACCCATAATTACAGGATCTTGATTTGATGCGCCATCAGCAAAAAACCCTACGACATATTCTCCTTCTTTAGGTGGAGAAAAATTTTGTGTTGAATTTGGTGAAACAAGACAAGCCGCCCATGGCAAGTGTGATGTTGGTATTAATTGTTTATTTTCTGTGTGATAACCAAAGATACGAACTTGGCACCGACCCAACTTTAAAGGATCATTTCGGCTTTCTACAACACCGACCCACCAATTAAACCCATCTTTTCCAATAAAATTTTCCATTATCCTTCTAATGCCTTATTGTAGTCAGAGTTATAATTAATGTTTTGATACGCCTGTGCTGAACTATCTTTAGCCAATTCTAAAACAGTTTGATAACCAGTTGGTATGATGATATGCCTTACAGCTGTGACCAAATATTTACCTGAATAGAATTTATCCATTTCTTTTCCGTCAGACATTGGTTTTAAAGATGGTAACTGAATATTCACCGTTCTGCCAGCGGTTATTGATGCATTTCCCGGTACTGTAGCTTTAATGATTGTATAATTGGCTAAAGCAATTTGAGCCGTTCTAGAAGGAATAAATGTTTCAACGAAAATATCTTTGGCAACTCCTGCTTCTTTATCTTTAATATAAGCCACATCTTGCTGATTGGCATTTCCAAAAAGAACTTTTATTGTTCCATCGTAACTTTCATTTGAATTTGTACCAAGTCTATTTTTTATTGTATTTGATGGACTATTTGGATTTAAAGTCTTTGCTTGAGGTTTAAATTTATTGTAATTAAATATTGTTGTTTTGTATTTTCTTGTTAATGGATCAATTGTTATTACTTTATTTGCAAATGTTCCAGAACTAATTTCTTCTAAAGCATCAAAAGGTTTTACAATTTCATAATTTAGTATACTCATAAATTTTTCTTGTGTACTTTCCACATTTTCTGGCAAATTTTGCATTTGGTATTTGTATGTTCCAAATACAGGATCAATATACATTGACTGTAATGACCTAAAATTGTAACCATTCTGTGTTTCAAAGAATAACATATCAGCACCAACATAATTCAATGGCCTAGCGTAAGTTGATAACCAAGAGATTGCTTCAAGTGGCTTTAAACGAGGTATAATAAAATCATAAACACCTTTGGTTTTTTCAATTACTTGCACTCTTTCTTTTTTTATTTTTAATTGTTCATATACTATATTTTCAATAATCTTATGAATTTCTGTGCCTTTATAAGATTTACTAATTTTAATTTGTTCCGACAAAAGTAATTCTTCTGAACAAAAATACAAAGTATAGAATTCAGTATTTAAATTGCCCGCAGGCACTCTTGGCCCAACTTTGTATACTCGAAACTTTTGTACATTTTCACTTGGATCATTTTTGATTTTACTGAATACGACTTCGATATATTCATTACCTGTTAACTGTAATAACTCAATAAAACCTTGTGAATCAGTTACCGTAACATAACCAGAAGAAACAAAATTGTAGATATCTTCATAATATGAAAACTCTCCTAGAATTCTTTTTAACTCTATTCGTTGACCATTGGCGGTCAAAAAATTTAAAGTTTTTAAATTATAGTCTTGAGGATAATATAAACCAGGCGATTCAGCCCCATCAGGAAAAGATACAATTTCAGCCATATTATGTTGTCAACAATTGTTTAAATTGTTCTTCAAATTGGTTAACGTAAATTGAATTTAAAATTTTAATATTTCGTTTTGCTTCATTTTGATTAAATTCATAATCATAGATACTAACTGCATTACGTTCTGTGGTTATTGTTACAGGTCCAGTAGGTAAAGTATATATTTCTGTTTGAGTGACAGGCAAATTATTATAAGTATCTTCATCAATTCTAACATTATTTACCGTGGTTGTTTGAGTATTAGAATCATACTGTGTTATTATTTTTTCATAATATTCCACTTCAGAATATACATTTGTTGAAGGATACTTATCTGCAAGATATTGTTCAAACACTCTAGAAGTCATTGGCCAATCCCATTGAGGATCTAATAATTCATTTGCAAACAATACAATCCAATAACGATATGAATCACCATAGTATTTGTGTGCAATAATTTCTGGTGTATCACCTTCTTGTATATCATAGGAATAATAAATTAACGGATCTTTAAGTATTTGTGGTATAACACTTACACGAGCCAATAAATTAGTATAGATTGAAGCTACACCATTTTGTGTGTAGAGAACTTTTGGTAAAGTATCAAAATATTGCATTTTTAATATCCTTGAGCAATTTTTTTCTTGTCAACAAGTTCAATTTCTTTGAAATTCATTGTCAATGTTGTTTGTACTGGTGCACCATCTGTGTGTGCTGACCATCCATTAGGCGCATAATTGACATCGATACTGTCGATCACACTTTCTGTCACTTTAGAAATGTTTTTGTTTATATCATTATTATATAAAAAATCAATTTTGAATGTGCTAGGAGGAATAAAGAACATACCAAAAGCAGCATCTGTTATTTTTGGTAATGCAGCCTCTTTAAATAATTTAATTATTTGTTTAACATCTTCTGCTTCTTGTTGAGAATATGGCGTGAATGTAAATGCTAATTGATATGACCTAAAATCAATCGTATCAAACAATAACTGATTCAATGGATTTAAAGCTAAACCTTGAGTTGCTAAAGCCAATCGAGTAATATCAGATTCAATAGCTGCCGTAATATTTTTTTGAGCTGTTGCATTTGGAATTGCTTTGATTAATGTATTTCTTAATCCCAAATTATTATATTGTGGTGTATATTGAAAATTTACTGTATCTGGCATATACAAAGCTACTGTTGCAACTTGCCGTGTTTGCCTTTTTGTAAGACTCAAATTTATATTATTATCTTTTGTAAAAGTGGTTCCAAAATCAGAAAATGCGTCCCATGCACTTCTTGCAAGGTCAGTTAATCCTCTGGACTCAACTGAATTTAATTTTTGGCCCAATGCTTCAACTGCCGATACTGTTTTAGAAGAAGAAAAAGATATTGGTTGTATTTCATTTATAGTAAATTTAATGGCATGGCCTTTGGTTGCTGAACCCAAATCTCTAGGATACTGATAGTTTGCCATTTTATATTTACTGCCAAACAAAGCTCCCAAAGGACCTTTTGTTGTAGTACCAGGTATACTTACACCACCGATTGAGGTTGGAATAGAAATGATGGCCATTGATTTCTCTTTTTAGATTGAATATACATATTTATATGGCTTACCAAGGAATATTCAGACCAAAAAACCCTCAAAAATATATTGGGGACTCAAATAACATTGTGTATCGCTCTTCATGGGAATGTAGAGTGATGAACTGGTTCGACCAGAATGATGACATTATATCATGGGCAAGTGAAGAATTGATTGTTCCTTATAAATCTCCAATCGATAATCGTTTTCACCGGTACTTTCCTGATTTCATAGTAAAAGTTAAAACCAGAGATGGTACAATGAAAACATTGATGATAGAGGTCAAACCAAAGAAACAAACCGTACCACCAGAACCAAGAAAACGAGTTACCAAACAATACATAACTGAAGTTACAACATATGGTGTCAATCAGGCCAAATGGAAAGCCGCTCAAGAATATTGTTTAGACCGTGGCTGGGAGTTCAAAATAATGACAGAAGAACATTTAGGACTGTAACTAAATACTTCAATGGAATCTAAACTTACACTATTGGCCAAAGAACGGTCATCTTCAGAAATGAAAGTGATGTCCAAGCAATCATTAGATTGGCTGGCACAGAAGATTGCTCAACTAAAAGGAACAGCGAGCATACCAATTGGTATGAGTCGTGAAAGATTTAGGCAAGTAAATGATTTTAGATTGGGTAAATTATATTGTTTTTACTACGATCCAAAAGGTAAAGAAGATTTGCCATATTATGACCGTTTTCCAATGGTATTGGCAATTGAGAAGTATAATGATGGTTTTTTAGGCCTAAACCTTCATTATTTGCCATTTAATTATCGGATGGCATTTTTAGGTAAACTACTTAAATTTGCGGTCCAAGGCGAACCAGGAGAAATTGACAGGTTGAGAGTCACCTATGATATTTTAGTCGCCTCCAGACGCCTTAAAGAGTTTCGGCCTTGTATTAAACGTTATCTTTCTGGTCACATTCAGTCAAAGATACTTGCCATTCAACCTAATGAGTGGGATATTGCCGCTTTTCTGCCATTACAGCAGTTTAGGGGTGCCAAATCTCAGCAAGTGTGGCAAGAATCATTAGAACAAATAAGGAACTAAAATGGCAGGCAGCATCAACGACTTTAAATCGAGTTTTCGTATTGACCTAGCAAGGCCAAACAAATTTGATGTCAATGTTAATATTCCTTTGGTGTTGATACCATATGTTTCTGGTGCAAGGACATTAAATTTTCGTTGTGAAAATGCTCAATTACCAGGCAGAACACTTGCCACTACAGAACAAAAAACTTATGGACCAATTGAAAAATTTCCATATTTAAACACTTATAATGATATTGATTTAACATTTATTGTTGATGATGACATGCAACAGAAGATATTGTTTGACGCTTGGCTTAATTTTATTAATCCATTATACAACAATAATATTCGTTACAAACAAGAATATGCAACCATATTAACAATTAATCAATATGATGTAACCAATAAAGTATCATATTCTATTAATTTGTATGATGCATTTCCCATTTCTATGAATCAGATGGATTTAGATTGGAGTGGTGATGGTTATCATAAACTATCAGTAACTTTTGCTTACACATATTGGCAAAACAATTCTATACAATCACTTGGCATGCAGTTTGTTGATGCTGGCCTTGCTGCTGTATCTAGCATTTTAAATGGTGGACCAGAACTAACACAATTTGGTATAAGTCCTCCAGACCAATCAGCATCTTTTAGTGCTGAAGCTTTACGAGAAAGAACTACAAATTTAATATGATTATATAAGGAGTTATTATGGCTTTACCAAAACTTGATGTACCAATCTATGAACTTGAATTGCCTTTATCTAAAAAGAAAATTCGTTATCGTCCTTTTCTTGTAAAAGAGCAAAAGAATTTATTAATGGCCATTGAATCTTCTGATTCAAATACTGTACAACAAAGTGTCCGTGACATTTTAAATAATTGCACAGTTACAGAAGGTATTGAAATCGATAAATTGCCTATTATTGATATTGAATATTATTTTATTAATCTGAGAGCCAAATCTGTAGGTGAAGTTGTTGAATCAAAATACAAGTGTAATAATATTGTTAATGATAAAGAGTGTGGCCACATTATGGAAAAAGATATTGATTTAACAAAAATACAAGTTACATTTCCAGAAAATGCGGAATCAGAAATTCAACTCACACCAAAGATTTCAATCAAAATGAAATATCCTGAATTTAGTGTGGTTAAAGATTCTCTAAAATATGAAGATATTAGTCAAGTAACCTTTAATATGATTGCTCAATCAATCGAGTATATTTACGATGGTGAACAGTTTTATTATGGCCATGAAGCACAACCTGGTGAAATGTTAGAATTTGTAGAAGGCATGAACCAAGAACAATTCTCTAAAGTAGAAAAGTTCTTAGAGAATTTACCAAAATTAAAAGAAGATGTGAACATTACCTGTGGTAAGTGTGGGTTTAACCACACGATAGAGGTGGAAGGGTTAGAAAGTTTTTTCGGTTAACATTTCGTCATGACAATCTGAGTAATTATTATAAAACAAATTTTGCTTTAATGCAACACCACAAATACAGTTTGACCGAACTTGAAAATATGTTACCTTGGGAAAGAGATATTTACATATCTTTGTTGATTTCGTATATTGAAGAAGAAAATCAAAAAATTAAAGAAAGACAAAGAAAATAGTAAATGGAT